TCGCCTGCGCGGCAAGACTTTTAGTTTGTGGATCTAATGCGTCTTTAGTGGATTTGACTAGGCCTAGCTCTAATGCCTTTGTGCGTAGTGCGGCGTCGTCTAGCAAAATACCGAAACGGCGTAACGGTTCGGCTTCGCCACGTAGGCCAGCGCCTAAAGCTAATACGGCATCTTCGGGGCTTGTGTTGTTAAATGATGCTAGGTCGGTGGCTAGGGTCGTGAACTTTACAGCCATGTTGCTTAGATCGGTGCCGGTTAGTCCTGCTGCTTGACCTAGTACGCCAAATGTTCCGGCGGCTTTTAGGGCTTCGGTTTGTGATTGCCCTAACGACGTTGCGGCCGTTTTGGAAAATTCCATAATGGCGGTAGACGCGTCGCCAAAAATTACCTCGCTTTTGCTTGCTTCCTCGTTAAAGTCGCTGGCCAATTTAGCGGCCCCAAAAGCGGCAACGCCTAGCGCACCTAGCGCTGCGGCAGCTGGTAAAAACGCTTTTTTAAGCGCAAAACCCGCGCGGGCCGAATTTGTGTCAAGCGCCTTAAATTCACGGGCGGCCTTATCGAAACCCTTAGTATCTAGGCTTGAGAGAATGGGTATAGATAGTGCCATTATTTGTATTCAATCTGTAGGGCTTTGTTCATTTTGACAGATACCCGGTCGATTATTTTGGATAGTTCGCTTTGTACGGCTGGCATAACGGCTACAACGCCCGGGGTAAGTGACCGGGACGCTCGAGCATTAGGGCCTTCGCCTTCGGTTATAAGGTTTGTCACAAATTGCGAGCCTTCACGGATACCGGCGTGATCCCATAAAGCGGCGGCGGCGTCTGTCTGTTGAGCGACCAGCAGCGCATAGGGGCGAGCCTTAAAATCTATGGTTTGTGTGTAGGCGTTGTTTATGCGTCGGCCGTCCATAATTAGTGGGCGGTTAAACGTTACGGTACGTTCACGGCTGGCGCGTTTACCTACAACGGTTTTTACACCGGCTGTAACGTTTTTAATCCTGTAGATAGTTTCATTACGGCCTTTAATCATTGAGCCTCGAGCCATACCCGATAGTGGGTAATCGGTTGGGATCATTGACCGCGCCGACTGTACGACCATACGGCCCGCGCCAGCCTGAATATCGGTAGTGATTTGGCGTCTAAACGTAGGGTCAAATTTGTTTAGTTCGGCCAAAGTTTGCTGTATGCCGAATACTTGAGCGCTAGCGGCGACGGGCATTAGCGCGCTCTCGCTCTCGGGCTTGTGTGTTTAGAACATCTACTACGGTTGCTAAATCGGCTGCGTCGAAATCTATCGACGGTGGCCAAAAGTGAACCGCTACCAGTAGTTCGGCTAGTTGTCGGCGGTAGCTGCCGACTCTGTAGGGTTTGGGTTTTCACTATCTACAACTTCCAGCGCGGCGCACTCTTTAATGAATTGGTCGAATGAAACCGGTACCACGATATTAGCCATTTTTGATGCTTCGTATGCCATGTACGCTAGGTGTTCCATTGCTACGCCGTTTGCTAGGTCGCTGGCGCGCATTTTGTATTTGCGTTCCCATAGCACCACTACCATTAAATTAGTGTGTACTTCGTATACGCCGTCGTTACGGGTTACTCGAATTGTTATATTCATGTCGGGCCTTTGTTAGGTGTTTAGATTAGGAAATGTCGAGAGTGTAGACGCCGCCAGTAAAAACTACGTCCATAGTGTTTAGCTCGCCTAGCGCAAAATTGACTGGCAACGACGCAAGAAATGTACCGGTAAGTGTCATACCGGGATTGGTAGCCGAATATGTGCCCGGCGTTGTTGGCGCTTGTGGGGACACGATAATCGTAGTAGTTGTGCCTACAAGGCCGTTAAGCGTTGCCCATGTTTCGGTAGCTGCAAACGATCCGTAAAACGAAAGCGTGACCGAGTGATCGCCGAGGCCTTTTACGTATTTGTTATCGACATCGCCAAAAGCTGTAGCGGTAAGCTGCGCGTAGTCGATAGAGAAATTAGCCGCGGTGCATTGGTCGGACATATCGACCGAGTTAATTAGTACGTGTGGGTTGCTTAAAAGTGTGCTGGTAGCCATGGGGTTTAGTCCTTTGTATCGGTTTCTGTGTCGGTGTCTGTCTCTGTTTTAGCAGATTTAGCGGCCTTAGTGGTGGAACTTTGGCCGATGAAACCGCCAGCTACTAAAGCGTCAATATTTGCGCCCGCGTATCGTTTGTCGTCGGGGTCGAATTTTGCCCCTACGGTGCCTAGACGTTCTGAAAGAATTACGTACATTTTGTGCCTAACTTGTTTGTGCCTGAATGTTTATATTTAGATCATAGGCGGGTAGCTCTACGCCCCCGATAATAGCCATAGTGGGGCGTCCATCGGTGACACCTACCGATGCGTTTAATACTTTGGCGGCAATGTTCATTAACGACCGTTGGGCGTCTAGGTTGCCGGGGCCTAGCGTGATGCACCGCACCGGAAAGCTCATTTTAACTATGTTGCCGTTGTAGGCCTGAAATGTAGGTGCGTCGATAAACACGCAAGGCGGGACAAGGTTGCGCGGGTCGGTTACTACTTGTAAGCCCGAGATAGTTGCCAGCTTGGCGGCAAGGTCATCTAAACACTCGTTAAACAAGTCTGTAAAGGCGACTACGGGCATTAGGCGAGCGTTGGGCGGTCAATACCCAATAGTTGTTTAATCGTGCCGTTAAGGCCGTTGGTGCTGGCGACGCCGTAGCCGTCAAAAGTAGCCATATCTTGTAGCCCGCCGCGCTGGCGGTATAGCGCGCCGCCGTATTGGGTTGTCCCAAGTTTTACGGCCCCGTTGGGTGCTGGCGTTAATAAATCCTGATACCCGGCGATTTTTCTACGAGTAAAACAAAATTCGTTAGCGGCAGCTGCGCACACGGTTAAAAAAGCCGCGTCGCCTGCGGTCGCTGTGCCGATGCCTAGCCAATCCTCAATATCGGTAGCGGTAATCCAAGTACACGCGACGAGATCATTAGCTACGGTGCCGGTAGTTGCGCTGCGTTCTACGTTGTCGGCCGTTAGTGCGTAAATGATTTGGTACGGAATGGGCTGGTTGTAGTCGTACTCTAAATCGCCTTCGTCGCTAACACCCGTAAAAAGATATTCGGGTGTTGCGTATACGGTGCGTGATCCGTTAAATGTGGCATTTACCCCGGCGACGGTGACTACATCGCCGGGGTCTATGTCGTGTTGCTCAAGTAACTGTAAAGACGCGTAATTAGTTATTAGCGTTTTATGCGTGACTGTGTAAATAGCCATTGGCGGCTAACCGCCTTTCAGGCTAAACGAACTTGACGAATTTTGTGGCGTCTCTCATGCTGCCTGCGGCATACCCTCTAAAAGCGATGGTCCGAGATAATGAGGACGGTACATCGATACTAATTGCCCCTTTGGGCTGCTCGAAGTAGTGGTAACCAGCGGCCGGGCCTGCTGCGTGTCCCATGAACGAGCCGGGTGCGTTCTTGTCTACGACGAGTACAAGGCCTAGCGGGTTGCCGTTCCATGTGTTCGCTGCTGCGTTGCCTGCTGCGTTTTGTCCCATGAGGTTAGGTGCGCCCGTGTATGGAAATACCGGACGGTTTTGGTCGTCTACGCTGCTTGAAAGCGCCGCCCAACTGGCGGGTGTTACGAACATGTGGCTAGGCAAGTAGTTCGAGCTTTCGGAGATTTGGCGCGCACCGTCGTAAACGGCTGCTACCCAATCTGCACCTACGGCGGTGTCGGCTACTGATGCTGTCTGAACGATTGCGGCGTGGCAGTTGTCAATGGCGTAGTTGTCGGTTGCCTGTCCGTATGCAATGGCAAGCTGCTCAAGAACGATATTGAGCGATGCGGGATCTGTCCAATCAAGATCTTGCTCGGACATGGTTACGTATGTACCGAATGTGAGTTTAGAAACGTCGGTATTTGACACGGTAACGGTCGAAGGGTCAAGCGTTGTATTTTCGCCTGTTGGCTGCTGCGTTACGACTGGTCGTACCGTAATTTTTGGAAGGCGGAACGTTGCACCAGCTGTAGGCATAGCCCTAGTCCCGATTGCGCTAACAAACGGTCTAATCGGATTAAGTCCGTCGTAGACAGTGCCGGTGATGATTTCTGGCAAAATACCGGGGGTCGAGCTGGTGTCGATAAAAGGCGCGGCAGCTTTAATTTGTGCGTTAATTTGCGCAAACTCTGACGGGCTAGACGCATAGGCGGCCATGTATTGCGCTGCGCTAGGCATAGTGAAACGCTTAGGCGCTTCGGCCCAAATTGGCGCGGTTGGTGTTGCTGCCTCTACGGCTGCTACTTCGGGTGTCTTTTCCATTTCGGGGGTTTCCTCATCTAGTGGGTTTTCTTGATTATTGTCTAAATCGTCGGGGTTGTGGTGGATACTTGCCGACGCGTAAACCTCGGTTATTTTGGCGGCGTTAAATGCCGGTTGTGGCACTAACGAAATTTCGTCGATTACAGCTGCCGTGATGCGCATTACGCCGGCGTCGTCGGTTGTCCATTGCTGCGGTGAGATACCTACGGACACGTCAAGTACCCCGTCTGCTGAAAGAGTCAATGCGGTATCCCCGAGAGGCGTAGCACTAATGCGGGCAGAAAATAGCAGTTCGTTAGGGCTTGAATTATCGAGCTGCGTAACAATGCCGACGGGTTGGCTCGAGTCGTGGAACATGTAAACGCGTGGCATGCGATCAGGCGCGGAAAGGCTGCCCGGTTCAAATAAAACCGTTTCGCCTGAACTTACGGACGCGGTTACGCCATATGGGGCGGCAATGCCCATAATTACACGCTGCCCGGTACGGCTGCCGTCCGGTGCTGCTGCGTCTACTGTGATTGCGGTAGCGGTTAATTTAATCATTAGTTCAAAGGTACTCTAACTGTTTCTTCGATTGTTGGCATTTCGTCGGGCATTTCGCCGCCGTAGCCACCCATATAGTCGGCCGCTAAATACTGTTTAGGGTTTAGCCGTACATAGGTACCGCGCGGGAGTACGTTGTCTCCGCTCAATGTTTGCGATATGCACTCGCTGTAGGCCTTGCATGCAAATAGCCATAGCTGCTGGCGGGCGTCAGCGTTGTTCGAATAATTGTAACCACCAATAGACAAGTTGCATAAAAACCCCGGGATATTGGCTAGGCGTGACATTTCGAGCGCTTGAAAGTTGCGGGCCTCGCTTAATAGCATTTTGTCCGGTGTTGCGCTGGTTTCGCTGTACGTCAAGTGCTCCGAGATTGCGGCAACGCTGTTAGACATGCGGGCCACGTTAAACGATTGCGCCATTTGTGCTAATTCTTCGCTACTTAGAGGCTGGCCGCCAGTTTGTTTAAGTACGCCGGAAGGTTGCACCGCGACCGCGTTACGGTTTGCTGCTTGCTCAAGCTTTAGCGCCGTGTCAATAGCGCGCGGGGCAACGGTTGTAAGCGCCTGAATAGGGCTAATAAATTGTACGACGTCTTTGTAGTCGAGCGGTAAACCTAAAAACATAAGCTGTTTAGACGGGCCAAAACTTACGTTACCTTGCTGATCTAAAGTTGTTACAAGATTTGCCGGTAGACGTTGAAACGACGCGGGGTAGCCGTCGGCCGTCCTAGTTTTGACGTGTAGGTAGCCCACGCCGAAAAAAAATAAATCGTCGAATAACCATGAAAGCGTAAAATTGTTTGTGTTGTCCGGGTCTAACCGTTGTAACCAGCTGCGGGGCGCTAATGGTATTTCTTCCATTTCTTCGCCGTTCCATTGCAAGGTATACATTTCAAGCGGTAGGCAGCCAATGACCGACGCGATGAGATCACGGGCGCGGGAGATAGTCGGTACTGACATACAACGGGCGCGCGCTGCGTCGTCTGCGTATGCGTAATACGGCGGCCCAATTTGGCTAGCGCCTTGATTGCCTTGCTGTTGGTATCCGTAACCTACAGCGGCTTTTACTTCAGGTTCGGCTATGCCGTAAACGGGTTTTGGGTCGCGTCGAAATAAAGCCATAGGCGCATTATGCCACAAGGTTTAGCCGGTTGGGTGGAATTGGGGCGCCCGACGCGCCCCAAAACCGAACTAATGCTAACCGTTAGAGAACGCGACAATAGGTTTAGCGTTATTTGCGGGGCGTGAAACCATGGCGACAGCGAACACCATAGCGCGGCCCATTTCGATAGGGCCACTAGATCGGGCCGATGATAAAGCTACGGTTTGCTGGTGGCGTACAAGTACTGCGCGTTCGGTTTGCTCTACTAAAGATATTTCGCCTGAATGTGCTACGCGACCTTCGACAATTAAAGCGCGTACGCCTTGTGTCCATCGGCCTAGCTCTCGGTAGCCAACTATGGCGCGGCGGCTGTCATATTCCCGGGGGCATGAAATCTCAAACGGTGGCGTAATTGTTAGTTGTAGCGACGGGTCGCGCATTTGTTCCGCAATACGTTCCCACGCTGCCGCAAGGCTGTCTACGTCAAAAGCGACGGTAACTAATGATCTATTGCCGTCTTGTACGGCGCGAACGCCGACATAGCGCGTACCGTCTATCGAAGTTTCTACGGATAATGTCCCGCCTTTAGGTATTGGGTCGGTAGTTGCGCACGACGCCCATAGTCCCGGCTCAAGCCATGCGGTGCTGCTGGCTACCCAAATGTTTACCGATGATCTAAGAAACGCCGACCGGTTAGGTGCTTTAGCTTCGGCGTGTAAAACGTCAATAGTTAGACCACCCCGACCGATGGACGGGTTAGCCATTTTCCATGCCTCGGGGCTCATCGGGTCAAGTGTTGCCGGTGGTGACCATTCGGCAAAATACATAGGGCCAACTTCGCCGGCGTCTATCTGCCGTAAACCCTGACCGCGCCAACGTAGCAACGCATGGCTATTTTGCGTGCCAGCTGTAGAAACCATAAGGCAAATAGGGTTAGTTACGGCACGTTGCGTGGGAAGTAGCCCGGTGTCTATTGCATCTTCGGAAATGTCCCAACATTCATCTATATAAAGAAATGACGCGCTATAGCCGTGACCGGCTTGGGGCGTAGCTGCTCTAACAATCCATCGATGCCCGTGTATTTCTAGTTCGTTACGGCCATACGACCACGAAACTTTAGCGCCAAATTTCTCCTGCAAAATTGGGGCGAGATACTTAAACATTGAAACGGCTAGGTCGAGTTTGTGCGCTACAGAGATAGCAACACAACTACCGCCCCGGCGCGGTGCCTCAATAGTAAGAAACCACCCAATACAAGCTGCACCCAAAAGGCTTTTACCGTTCTGTCGCGCAACCGACAAAAGCGATACCCGGCGTAAAAAATTGTCGTCGTCATCTAAAGCGGTGATGCCATGTAAACAACGGACTTGCCACGGGTAAAGCTCTACGCCTAACACGTCCCTAGCGAAACCCAATATCTCCGTAGCTCGTGATCGGACGTCATCGGGCGTAATCGTTTCTAGTCTTGGCCGGTCGTCGCCAGTTTCGACCACGCTTAGTGGTTCTTGGGATATACGATATGGTGCGACGGGGGCAGGAAGGTTTTCGGGCGTAAAAAAACTTGTTACAGGGCTTGGGTTTGCGGGGCTATTATTATTAGTTACATAACTTTCGTCGCTTGTGCGCTTGCGCTTGACCGCTCTTTGTGGTTGTTCTTGTGCTGCTGCTATTGCTTCGTGTCGGCCTTTGCGCAACTGATTACCGAGAGTTGCACCACGAGACGCGTTACATGGTTTACAGCTAGGTACCAAGTTGTCGATTTGATTTGAACCACCCAATACGTACGGCACGACATGATCGGCCTCGGTGGCCATGCGTCCACAGTTCCAATGGCATAGGGGGTTATCTGCTAGTAGTTCTCTGCGCGCTGCTGCATACTCTTTGTCTTGCGTTGTGTGTTGGCGTGGCATTGCTACCGCCCTTGCTTCGCTGCGGTTGCTCTCGAGCTGTGCGCGTGTAGGTGTTGTTGGGTTTGTTTAACGTGTCGGGTAGTCATTGGGGCCTATCGGGTTGTTTAGTTTATGAGCGAGCCTAGTACGGGTATACCTGCCCGTGTGGGTGCCACCTAGCCACACTCCCGACCTTTTCTTTATTGTCGCGGTTCACGACGCCATAGTTACTCTGCTCAAGCGTCTTACACCCACGCCATGCGGTCGTGCTGTTTAGCTATGAAATGGGGCGCGCTTGTCTACCCACGCTTGCCGTGTGTTACCCGCCACCATGCAACCGGTGTAGGTCATGCGTTCATAGGTTGTAAATCATGTTGGCTAGGCTTCTCAATTCCCTAACTTAGCCCGGCGAGACACACCGGGTACCAACTCTTTTAGTCTTTGCGTATGCCTTGTAGGCATGCGATACCGATTGAGATTAGCAGCGCGTACCATGCGAGCAGCTGCATTATTTAGCCTTTGGTATCAGCTTTAAGCGTCCTATTTCGTCGCTGGCTTCTGTAAAGGTTATGCCGGCGTCGGGCATGGGTAGGCCGCGCTCTTTTAGCATTGTGTTTAATAGGCGTAGTTGTGCGTCTGTTGCTAGGCCTCGTGGCTTGTCGCTAGTGGCATGCGGGAAGTGTGGCGAGGCTGGCGCTGCTGTAGCTCTTGAGCCGACCGCTGCACGTTCTGTAGGTTCGTCGTTCTTAGGGTAACGCGGTCGGTATTCGCCCGGCTTCATAGGGTCTGTAGACGGGTGGTTATTGGCTTGTGCTGTGCGCACTTCGTTAGCCGACGCTATGCCGGTGTCAATACCAAAACCCATGTACCCAAGACAACGCCCAAGGGCTGAGGTAGCGCCGTTTTGCTGTTCCGACTCTTTAGTGAAGGGTGTACGTCCGGGCCATACTTCCCAACAGTACGCGCGCCCGGGTAGTAGATCATCGGCCGACCGAAAGACAGTTACGGCGCATTGAATGTAGATGCGTTCGCCAATTGTGATTAGTTCGGGGGCGTCCTCGACTATGCGTAAATCGGGGTGTTTGTGTAGCGCAAGGTTTAGGCGGTGTTTAACGTCTACATATTCGGATAGGTCAAAGCTCATCGTAATGCCGTTTGCCTTTGTAGTCTTTGGCTAGTTCGTAGGCTTTTACGGCGTCGCCGTCGTTTAATGCTCGAGCCAATGTGTCGGCCCATGATCGGTAGAAACCTAGTTCGCTGGCGTATTCGCGCCATGCGTCACGGTCGGCGGTCATTACTAGTAGTTGCTCTTTATAGGGGTTGTCGATGCCCGGTGAGTCTTTTGCCCATTCAATTTTACGGGGTACGCCGTCGTAGCTGTCGCTCATCGCCACTGCCTATCTTTGTTGCGTCGTAGTTCTTCGCGTTCTATTTCGCGTTGCATACGTCGCATGGCTGCCCACGCGCTGTGCATTGTCCAGCCGAAGAACACGGCCCAAAAAAACTGCCAGTTATTCATTCTGCGATTACCCATACGGTAGCCATAGCGCCCGTGTCTGTGGGGCGGCGTTGCCCGCTGTCTACTAACCAACCTTCTAGGTTTAGATCACTTACGCGCGCTGCGACGGTATGGAAATGCATCGTTATTAGTTGGCGTAGTTCGTGAACGGTCAAGCCGTCCGGGTGTGCTTTTATAACGTTGTAGATACGTTCGCGCGCATTGCCAGAACGCCCGAAAGCTCTACGCGCTGCGTCATGGCTTACGGGGTTTTTGCCCGGTACTGTGTGGTTGCGCTCTAACGGTGGTCGTTCGGCTCTGTAGCGCTCTATGGCTGTACGCATTGCGTCGGCTGTTGCGGCTTCGCTAGGTGGCGTGTCAATTACTATCCGGTCAAATAGTGACAGTTGGGCGCTCATAGTCCCGCCTCGTTTATGCGGCGCTCGAGATCCATAGCGAACACGTCGAGATTATTAGCAGCTGCTAAAAGGTCGGCTACTAGCTGGCCGTCGTCGAAAGCGTGGGTTTGTGCGTGCTTGCGTAGGTCACGGGCTAAGAGTGTTAGCGGTTTGTATTGGCTAGCAATTTGCCAGCCGGGTTTATGGTTGTTCATTGGTCGGGTTACCTTTCGTCGGGTTGGGTGTGGTTACCATAGCGCATTATGCGGTATGGGTGTGTTTATGTTGTCTGTGGGTTTTGTGCCAATGATTATTAGCGTCTTTGCACTTTCGGCATGGCGTTTCATTGTGGCGTAAATGTCGTGCGTACGCTGATCGTGTGCCGCATGGTTGGGTAATTGGTTTGCCCGGCATTAGTCGACCAGCTTTGCCCAAAATATTTGGTCGTGATTGTCTGAAAACCCCGCAACCTTTAGGGCGTGTTCTTCGCTGGCTGCGCCTACTTCGCAAACGCGGCGTGTGCCGTAGTTTTTGTAGTCGCCGAAACCGTCGTATTCGTCGTATGTGGCAGGCTTAGCCATGTAGACATAAATTGCGTAGGTCTGATTTTGTGTGGTCGGGTTTGTGTTCATACAAGAACTATAACCACTTGTAACCACTTACGCAAGTCTTTAGGGAAATTATTTACCGGACGTTGCGCGCCAGTTGCCTAAGCCTTTACCGCCGTTGTATAACACGGCCGCTACTTTAAGATTGCAACCAAGTTTTAATAGGGCTTTAGCGTATTCTGCTCGAGTTACCGCGCATGTGTCCATTGTGACCGTTTTCCAGCTGCTATTAACCTGTAGCGCCCCTAGATCTCGGGTGCCGTTACGACGGACGACGGAACGGCTAGCGGGGTTGCATCGCGACTCGCGCCACATAATCGGGCCAAAGATTTTAGGCGGTAGGCCGTGGGCTTTTAGTTGCTTGTGGTATTGCGGGCAGTCTTTGACCGGTGCGGCGGTTGCTTGAGCTGGCACCGCGAACGTACATAGCAGTAGTGGTAGTAAAAGTATTTTGGGCATGGTGTTAGCCTTTCGTCGGGTGTTAAAAACCCTAGCGAATAGGGCTACCGATGTGGGGGCAATGCCCTAAAACCCTTACGGGTTACGGTTTTGTCATTACTGCCGGGGGTTTATCGCCGCAAACGTACTGCCAATGCCACGCCTCAAACTCGGGCGATTTCGGGTCTGATCCTTGTAAGTAGAAACCGTAGGTAGGGGCGTTTTTACATAGCCAGTCAAAACACTTACCGCCCATAGGAACTAGCGCGCCGTCTTTGTCGTAAGCGAGATCGATAGCTAAACCGAAACCGTGGTTAGACGTGCCGGGTACGCCGCTAGGTGATTTACCGGGTTTTAGGTACCACGTTTTAGCCTCGTATTTGCGTGTTACTTGCGGCTTGCGTCCTAAATCTTTGAGGCTGTAACGATCATTAAACATTGCTAGTTGCCCACTAAACGGGCGGTAGTCGCCCACGTTGCGTAACTTGAAGCCAGCTATAAGCGCGTCGGCGTAGAGCTTGTTAAATGCTGCGGCTGCGCCTGTCCACATTTGGCCGCCTGTTTTAACTTTTTTTAGCATGGCTGGCGTTAAATTGCCGTTGCCTACTTTGGCGATTTCGGCAGGTAGCAACATTTTTTTATATGGGTAAACCTTGGGCTCGGTCATGGTTGCGGTGGCTGTTTGTCTTTGAGGCCGTTGCCAGCTAGCAAGCCAATAAGGCCGCCGGAAAGTGTGAGCAACATACTAGAAAGCACCGACCACCCGGCCGAGTCATTGGGTGCCTGTTCCATTGGCTGCACGACGAATAGCAAGCCGTACAAAATTGCTATAACGCTAAAAAGAAACGAACACGTTAAGCCTACGCCAACCATGAAAACTAGCCGCGCTTTTATTTCTTCGTTTGTGTATTTTACTTTAGCCACAACGGCCACCGCCTATTTGTACTGTTGTTTCGGTTACTGCTGTTAGTGCTTTGTTTTTTACGCGCTCGCAATTAACGCGTACACGATCGCTACATGCTGTTAGCGATGCACAAAAGACCAATAAAACTAGGCTTTTTCGCATTATGCAGGGCCTAGATCTTCTACCAACATATAAGCAGTAAAAGTAGCGTCCCGGGCGGCTTGTGCTCCGCCACCACCCGAGGCAACTTGCAAAGTTCCTACTAAAACAACAGGGCCAGCCGAAAAGGTTTTAACTGTGCTAACAATTCCTTCCGAACGATTGGTCGTAATATTTTGTCCGGCCGCACCTTGTATAGCGCCTGAAATATTAGTAAGGCGTATATTCATTTCAGTACGGTTTACAGTCCCCGAGACGTAAGTTAAAAGCGGCTCATAATAGGTAATACGATAATAACGATTTGCAACAGCAGTAAACGAAGGCAAAGTTAAAGTAAGAGTTTCTGCGCTTATTGTTCCGGTGCTAGACGTTGATTGTACATATTGCATAATTCCACGAGGAAAATTATTTTGCTGTTGAGCTGTGAGAATAGCGCCAGACACAAAATCGGTGTTAGGTGTAATTGCCATGTTGTAAGTCTCCTTTAGAAACTAAGTAAATTTGCGTCTAAAATTCCAAATATTGCGTCGTTTAATGTCATGTACTGATTTCCGTCGGTACTTTCAAAATTATATGAGATTATGTGGCTTTGTGGGGTGATGTTGTGGGAAACGCCCGAAACGATAAGGGTTTGCGAAACTGTAGCGGGTGTGCCTGTCGTGTAAGCCATAACAACGGTGGCGATGCCAGTTAGGTCAAGCGCTAGGCATATGTTTTGGTTGGCTTCGGTGAGCGCCGCTAGCTCAGTTGAAATGCCTGTAAAACGTAATACGGGGTTTTGGTATTTTCCGAGTAGGTAATTACCTAGCGCGGCTACTTCGGTTGTCGTGTCGTTTAGAAGATTTGTTACGGCGTATTGCTGTGTTTGAAATGCCGCTATTGACGTTGCGTTACTTGTCGTTTGTGCCGCTCCGGCGGGGCTTTGGGTAATGATGTAGTTGTATAGCAGCTCGTCGCCGAATTGGTTTTCGATACTTTGCATTGGTATGCCGGTGCCGATGGTGTTAAACGTGGCACCGGATACCGGGTTTAATACGGCGCTACGACCCTTAAATGTAAGAACGCCAGCGGCCGAAACGTATAGGTAGCCTTGTTCGCTTGTAGTGACTTGCTGTAGATAGTTAAGCACTTCGGTATCTTGCTCAATTAGGTAGTCCCCTAAATAGCTGTTCCCGGTGCCAATAGCTCGAGCGCCTTGATAGTTAATCTCGGGGTAGTTAAGCACCGTATTTACGCGGCTGCTAGATAACTCGCGGGCGGGTGTTTCTTCGTTTAACGCTTGGTTGGCTAGCACCGTAAAAACGTCGGAACATTGGGCGTACATGCGGTCGCCGTTCGGTTGTGTGTCGTAGGCCAAATTCCAATCGGTAACTAGCCCGGTGTAAATGGGTATTCCGTTACTGCTAATTACTATGGGTGTTCGCGGTAGTACGCCGGTGGCGTTGTACGGCGCACCTTGCCAATAGGGGCTGCTTTGGTTTAGCGGATCTAATACGCGGCTTGAGTTGTCGAATACGACGGTTGCGGTGCCGGCGTTAAATTGGTCTAGTTGGCGGTTACGGCCGCGTGTAATGGTTACCGACTCGACAAGGTAGGTAAGGTCGGCAAACGCTGTGCCGCCTAGTGTGCCGGTGTCTAATTGGTTGCGGGCGACGTTAAGGCCGTCTAGCTGTAGGGCGTTGCCGAAACCTGCCGTAGTTGGAAACCCGACGCTAACGGTAGTTACTGGCGTTGTCATGCCGGCGCAAACACGGTGCCGCTACGCCGTTGGGCCTTTTGGATTAGCTCGATGAGCTGTTGCCCGATTTGGTCGGGTGATGAAACTACGCCAGCTTGTACGGTGATATTTATATCCCCACCGCCCATGCTGCCTAGACGGTCTAAAGGTATGACGGCTTCGGGGCCGCCGCCTTCGCCGATCATCGCAAGGGTTGGGCCGGTTACGATGCCGCCGCTAGCAAGGGTGGCAATACCCGAAAAATCTATAGCGCCTAGAGCTAACGGGTTTTGTACTAGCCAATCGCTAATAGCTTGAAAGTCGAAAGACATAGGCGCGGTGCTTGTGCCACCGCCAGCCGTTACGCCGCTTACAGCGCCCGTAAAACCGCTTGTAAGCCCTGCTACAGCGCCAGCGGTGTTGGCAGTACCGAGGCTAATTGTGTAGGTGTCTACGACCGCTTGAATACCCGCTACTAAGTTTGTACCTGCGGTTACGCCCGCTTGGTAAAACTGTTTTGCGCTGTTTGCGCCTACGGTGTCGGCGATGCTTTGTACGTCTGCGGTTAGCGTATTGGCCTCAAGAATTGCCCCGGCGCTGCCTAATAGTTCTTCGGCTATAAGTGTGCCGCCGTCTACGCCAGCTGCTAATACTTGCTGTAGGGCTGACTCGGAAAGGCCAGCAGCCAATAAGCGGTTAATGAGTACGCCAAAGTCTTTAACCTTTTGGGCTTGTGCCTTTAGGTTGTCTAAAAAGGTTTTCGGTGTGGCTTGAGCCGTTACTAGCTTTTGCTCTGACGCGGTGAGCTTGTTGGTGGCTTCGTTTAGGTCGCTTCGTGCGGCGGCTAGATCGTCGTAGGCGGCTGCTGTTCTTTCGGGGTCGTCGCCTTTGGCGGCTTTAACGTAGGCGGCTTGTGCTTTTGCCACGTTTGCGGTGGCTTTTGCTACGCCAGCTTGTGCGTCGCTTACATTTTCTACGGCGTCGGCTAAGGCTTTAGAGTTGTCGGCCGCCGTCTGTTGGGCGTTGCCAAAATTGAAAGACGATTTAACAGAGTCGGAAACCGATTTAGCGTAATCGTCGAATTTCTTTATTGCTTCGTCTAATACGCCGTTAGCAGTTTCGAGCGCTTTAGCCATTTGATCGCGTAAAGCGTCTTTAAGTACCACAAGTTCGGCGGCTAGTTTCTTTGCTGCCTCGGCTAGTTTCTTTTTAGCGGCGTCAGCCTTTTTAGTTGCTTCGGTGTTTTTATTTGTTTTAGTTGTGCCGTCGTCCGTCGTTATGCCTAAGCCTTTAAGCATCTTTTCGTACTCGAGTTGAGTTGCTGTGGCTGTCTTTGTGGCGCTCGTGTTTTCTTTGTTTGCTTTTACGCTTCCGCTAATTTTCTTGGCCAATATGGCTAGGGTTGCGGCCCCGGCAATAGCTGTACCAATACCAATAACCGTAGCTACTTGTACGGCTGTAAATGACGTGGCTAATGCAATGTTGGCTGCTGTGGTGATTGCTGCAATAGCGCTAAAACCAGCCATAACGCCATTAACTAAAACAATAGCGGCAGCTAGGCCGCCGATAACGACGCCCATAGTTACGATTAATGGGGCGTTGTCGCTAGCAAATTTCGCAAACTCGGATAGCAAACCAACGGCAATAGCCATAACGGGTAAAAACCCTTTACCGATATTGGTTTTAGCGTCTTTAATTTGAGCGGTTAAAATACGTTGCTTGTTCGCTGCGCCGTCTGCTGTCCGGGCAAAGTCGCCCTGCTGTAAGTTTGTCTGCTCAAGAATAAGCGCTTGCGCGGCGAGGCTTTTATTTTGTGGCGTTAATGCGTCTTTGGTTGTTTTGACTAGCCCTAGCTCTAAAGCCTTTGCGCGTAGTGACGCGTCGTCGAGCAAAATACCAAAACGGCGTAGCGGCTCTGCCTCGCCTCGTAAGCCTGCGCCTAAAGCTAGTACGGCATCTTCGGGGCTGGTGTTGTTAAATGATGCTAGATCGGTGGCTAGGGTCGTGAACTTTACGGCCATGTCTCCTAGATCGGTGCCGGTTAGGCCAGCTGCGGTACCTAATACGCCAAATGTTCCGGCGGCTTTTAGGGCTTCGGTTTGTGACTGGCCTAAAGCTGTTGCGGCCGTTTTGGAAAAATCCATAATGGCGGTAGACGCCTCGCCAAAAATTACTTCGCTTTTGCTTGCTTCCTCGTTAAAGTCGCTAGCCAATTTGGCTGCCCCAAAAGCTGCAACGCCTAGCGCGCCTAGCGCTGCGGCTGCTGGTAGAAAGGCTTTTTTAAGAACAAAACCCGCGCGGGCTGAATTTGTCTCGAGTAACTTAAATTCTCGGGTGGCTTTATCGAAACCCTTAGTATCTAGGCTCGAAAGAATTGGTATAGATAGTGCCATTATTTGTATTCAATCTGTAGGGCTTTGTTCATTTTGACAGATACCCGGCTAATTATTTTGGATAGTTCGCTTTGTACTGCTGGCATGACGGCAACGACGCCCGGGGTAAGTGACCGGGACGCTCGAGCGTTAGGGCCTTCGCCTTCGGTTATTAGGTTTGTTACAAATTGTGAGCCTTCGCGGATACCGGCGTGATCCCATAGGGCGGCGGCGGCGTCTGTCTGTTGAGCAACTAGCAGCGCATAGGGGCGGGCCTTAAAATCTATAGTTTGTGTGTAAGCGTTGTTTATGCGTCGGCCGTCAATTATTAGCGGCTTGTTAAAAGTCACGGTACGTTCACGGCTGGCGCGTTTACCTACAACGGTTTTTACACCGGCTGTAACGTTTTTAATCCTGTAGATAGTTTCGTTACGGCCTTTAATCATTGAGCCGCGCACCATACCCGATAGCGGGTAATCGGTTGGGATCATTGACCGCGCCGACTGTACGACCATACGGCCCGCGCCAGCTTGAATATCTGTAGTGATTTGGCGTCTAAATTTAGGGTCGAATTTGTTTAGTTCGGTCAATGTCTGTTGTATTCCGAATACTTGAGCGCTAGCGGCGACGGGCATTAGCGCGCTCTCGTTCCCGGTGTTGAGTGTTTAGAACATCTACTACGGTTGCTAAATCGGCTGCGTCGAAATCTATCGACGGTGGCCAGTAATGCACCGCTACCAGTAGCTCGGCTAGTTGTCGGCGGTAGCTGCCGACTCTGTAGGGTTTGGGTTTTCACTATCTACAACTTCCAGCGCGGCGCACTCTTTAATAAATTGGTCGAATGAAACCGGTACCACGATATTAGCCATTTTTGACGCTTCGTATGCCATGTACGCTAGGTGTTCCATTGCTACGCCGTTTGCTAGATCGCTGGCGCGCATTTTGTATTTGCGTTCCCATAGCACTACTACCATTAGGTTAGTAGCTACTTCGTATACGCCGTCGTTGCGGGTTACTCGAATTGTTATATTCATGTCGGGCCTTTGTTTAGGGGTTTAGATTAGTTTGTGTCTACGGTGTAGACGCCGCCAGTAAAAACCACGTCCATAGTGGTTAATTCTGAAAGCGCAAAACCGATTGGTAGCGAGGCTAAAAAAGTACCAGTTAGGGTTAGTCCGGGATTGGTTACGGTGTAGGTACCGGGTGTAACTGGCTTTTCAGGCGACACGATAACGGTAGTTGTAGTTCCTACTAAACCGTTGAGGGTAATCCAAGTTTCAAGAGCTGCAAACGAGCCGTAAAGAGACAAGGTAAGCGAGTGATCTCCAAGGCCTTTTACGTATTTGTTATCCACATCGCCAAAGGCTGTAGCGGTAAGTTGCGCGTAGTCGATAGAAAAAGTAGCGGCGGTGCATTGGTCGGAAATGTCCACCGAGTTTACTATTACGTGTGGGTTGCTTAAAAGTGTGCTGGTAGCCATAGGGGTTAATCCTTTGTATCGGTTTCTGTGTCGGTGTCTGTCTCTGTTTTAGCAGATTTAGCGGCCTTAGTGGTGGAACTTTGACCGATGAAACCGCCAGCTACTAAAGCGTCGATATTTGCGCCGGCGTATCGTTTGTCGTTGGGGTCAAATTTTGCCCCTACGGTGCCTAGACGTTCTGAGAGAATTACGTACATTTTGTGCCTAACTTGTTTGCGCTTGAATGTTTATGTTTAGATCGTAGGCCGGTAGCTCTACCCCGCCGATAATAGCCATAGTTGGCCGTCCATCGGTGACACCTACAGACGCGTTTAATACTTTGGCGGCAATGTTCATTAGCGACCGTTGGGCGTCTAGGTTTCCGGGGCCTAAAGTGATGCAACGTACGGGGAAACTCATTTTAACTATGTTGCCGTTGTAGGCCTGAAATGTGGGGGCGTCGATAAAGACGCAAGGCGGGACAAGGTTGCGCGGGTCGGTCACGACTTGTAGCCCGGTAATTGTTCCAAGTTTCGCCGCTAGGTCGTCTAGGCACTCGTTAAACAGGTCTGTAAAGGCGACTACGGGCATTACGCGAGCGTTGGGCGGTCAATACCCAATAGTTGTTTAATTGTGCCGTTAAGGCCGTTGGTGCTGGCGACGCCGTAGCCATCGAAAGTAGCCATATCTTGCAAGCCGCCCCGCTGTCGATAGAGCGCGCCGCCGTATTGTGTCGTTCCAAGTTTTACGGCCCCGTTGGGTGCCGGCGTTAGTAGGTCTTGATACCCGGCAATTTTTCTACGTGTAAAACAAAATTCGTTAGCGGCAGCTGCGCACACGGTAAGAAATGCGGCGTCCCCGGCCGTTGCGGTGCCTATCCCAAGCCAATCCTCAATATCGCCGGCTGTAATCCAAGTACAAGCGACGAGATCATTAGCTACGGTGCCAGTGGTCGCGCTGCGTTCCACATTGGCGGCCGTTAGTGCATAAATAATTTGGTACGGAATGGGTTGGTTGTAGTCGTACTCTAAATCGCCTTCGTCGCTAACACCCGTAAAAAGATATTCGGGTGTTGCGTATACGGTGCGTGATCCGTTAAATGTGGCATTTACCCCGGCGACGGTGACTACATCGCCGG